CCCGGATTAACCTGGTGGTGGTGGCTCCGCTCTCCGAATGCCGGGTCCTCGTACACTGCCCGCGGCGTGCTCCCGGATGGCTCGCTCAACTACAACATCGCTTGCTACGGCAACAATGGTGTGCGCCCCGCTTGTGCAATCTCCTCCTCTGCTCCGGTAAAGATAAGAAAGAGCGGCGGATACAGATTCGACTGGGAGAGGTGATTGAGTGAGCGGAAAGACAAGGTATGTCCTTACAAAATATGATATAAGAGGTACATGGGAGAAGACATTTGACCATTTAGGTGAAAAATTCAGTGCAAGCCATTCTGAAGAAGAAATAATGCTGCGGTCACATACCCTGAAGAATCTGAATGAGACTGTTATGGAACAGTATGAGAAGCCGATGATTGGAGCGCAGATTATAGTAGCAGAGGAAAGCAAAAAGGATCTTGTAAATGAGGATGAAGTCGATGAAGACTCAGTAACAGGCGAAGAAGAAATGGTATTAGCAAATCAGAAGAATCTTGTCGGTGATCTGTACACCGCGCTTGAAAAAGCAAAGGATGATTCTGGGGCCGATATGGTATCTGTTAATATCCTTGTTGGTGATGAAGCTATCACGGTGACAATAGAAAACACAGGTTATAAGAATAGTGAGGATATTCCTATGATGGGTAATCAGGAAGGAGAAAAGAAATGAACAAGCACATTATCATGGGGCGACTGACTAAGGATCCTGAAGTGAGGTATGGTGGATCACAAAATCTCTGTGTGGCCAGATTTACCCTGGCAGTCGACAGACGTTATAAGAGAGAAAATCAGCCTACTGCCGATTTTTTTCAGCTGACTGCATTTGGAAAGACCGGCGAATTTGTCGAGAAATACCTGCATAAAGGCACGAAAGTCCTTGCAGAGTGCGAGGTGCAGAATGACAACTATGAAGATAAAGATCATATCAAGAGGTACAGTTTCAAGTGGATCTGCAACTCAATAGAGTTTGCGGAAAGCAAGAAGTCACAGGAATCCAATAATGCAGCAGGCGATACCACCAGTAATAACCAGCAGGCTTCTGAAGAAAAAAATGATGATGGTTTTATGGATGTGCCAGATAGCATTGATGAAAAACTTCCATTCAATTAATGGCGAGGTGCTGTGATGAAAGTAGTGAAATCTTATAGATGCGAGATATGTGGTTCGATATACTGGGTTGAGAATGACGCAAGGGAATGTGAAGAAGCTCACAAGATACTCGATAATCATTCGATGAAAGCAGGATACCATCAGGCTGTTGGAAATGGCCGGAAGCTATTTACTAATCAGACTGGTACTCCTGATTATATCGTGATAAGAGATAAAGACGGTACACCGTGGAAGTATGATTATGCTGGAGAGTGCAAGGACCAGAAGGACAGATACGAATACGAATACAATATGTCAGATTAAAGGTAAGAAGGAATGAGTACAAAGAAAGCGGTCAGGCAGCACTTTTGAAGATACTAAAGGAGCACAAGAAAGGAATTCAGTCGGATGATGGATGCCAAAGACTATGCTAGGTAGCGATACTTGAGTAGCACAAACAAGGAAGGATGAAATGACAGATTTTTTATTATTCGCAATATTGATTGTAATACTTTTCAAGTGAGGTGAAAGATGTGGAGCGGAAGAGATACGACAGGGACAAACTGAAAGAGCTATTCAATCGTCCGAGGCGCATCAAATATCAGATATGTGCCATCAACTCGCAGATCACAAGCCTTGAGGATTGTTTGCTGCCCGGTGCTATCAGATATGATATAGACCGGGTTGACAGCTCACCGTCTGACAGGATGCCTCAGGTCATGGCAGAGATAGCTGACCTCCGTACAAAACAGAAGCGGCTTGAGGGGGAGCTGTTCGAGGCGCAGAAGCAGGTGAAGGACATCTGCGAGAGCATTGACGATGACCTTGAAAGGACAGTGCTTCTGATGCGGTTTATCGGATGTCAGACTTTTGAACAGATCGGACTGGCGCTGTCGTATGACAAGAGCGGAGCGTGGAGAGCTTATGACAGGGCCATGAAAAGCCTCACGAAGTAAACCCGCAACGAAGTCAACACGGATATGTGTTATTATGATATCGTGATAGTCGATGAGAATTAAGGCTATCACATAGCACAGTTGCTATTATTTATTTGAGGCAGGGAGACCTGCCTTGAAACAGAAATATAAAAGCATCAGGCTTTTACAGATTGTAAGAGCCCGGTGCTTTTTTAATGCACGGAGGGAAAATGCTGACCCACACATGCTTGAAATGCGGGCGGGTTTTACCCGTCGGGAAAAAGTGCGAGTGCATGAAGCGTGTGTACTCTGTTCCGACAGGAACGCGGAAAGGGTATCACACAAACAGATGGAGAAGATTAAGAGAGTCAGTGATGAATGCTTATGGATATAAGGACTTAGTCGCAGCAAGTGAAGGAAGGCTAGAACCGGCAGAGACAGTGCATCACATTGTACCGACAAGCGATGATCCTTCGCAGTTCTACTCGTTCGAGAATCTTATCCCGGTATCGAGGCACACACACGATGCCATACACGACAGGTACAGAGAAAGCGAACAAGCGAAGAGAGACGAGCAGGCGAGGCTAAGAGACATACTTCAAGTCTACCGCGAGACCCACTAGGGTGGGCCCCGGGGGCAGGCTAAAAGTTTCGCGAAAATTCACTAAGACCGCCGCCCCAGTTTTCTTCGTGAAAAATTCTAAAAACGCCCTTCTGGAGCTACAAGAAGTAATGTTTTGATAAAGCTATAAAAGGAGATGAACAGAGAGATGGCCAGACCTCGCAAACCATTGGAAAATCAGGCCGGACACGTTACCGTGAACTTTCAACAGGCACGTGCCAGAGCAGAGAGTAAAATGGCACCTTCAAAAAGAGATTCGTTGATGAAGGAACATCCTGATCTGATCAATGATGACGCAAGAAAACAGTGGGATGTGCTGGCAGGCTATCTTTCCGAAAACAACTTCTATGGTGATATAAATGTACCCGATGTTTTAGGGTACTGTAATGCTTATGCAATGTACCTGGATGCATGGAGAAAATTGAGCCGTGCGAGGAAACCTGAATATAAGGCAGCCTACATGGAACTGGTGAAGAAAGCGTCCGAAGAGATGACCCGATGCCAGAACAGAGGTGGATTTTCAGTTTCTACCAGGTTACAGATTGGAGACAAAGAAGCAAAGGACGAGAAGCAGGAGCTGAAAGACATATTCGGTCTTTAAGGCAGTGGTTATGTGAGTAAGAATGAAAATAAGAATAAGATTCTTGAAGAGCTGACAAGGTATGCGAGGTACTGCATCAGCGACAAACAAGTAACTGAATATGAGGATTACATCTCAGGAGTAAAGCACAAACAGGCTTGTTGGCGGTTCCTCGCTGATGTCAGAAGGAGTAAGAGCAAAAAATGCCCGTTCTGCTGGGATGAGCAAGAAGCCGAGAAAATCGTGAAGTGGTTTCACTGCCTGCATCATACAAAAGGTGAGTTGGCCGGGAAACCTATCGATCTGACTCTCTGGGAAAAGTTTTTTGTCTGCCAGATATACGGATGGAGAAATAAAGAAACAGAGAAAAGACGGTTTAAGAAATCTTTTATCGAAGTAGCGCGAAAAAACGCTAAGTCACAGATCGAGGCAGGCATTTCGCTTTATGAAATATCTGTTGTAGCCAAAGAGAATGGTGAGATTTCAGAAGCCTACACAGCCGGAACCAAGAGAGAACAGTCATCTATCGTATTCAATGAAGCCAGATTGATGCTTAAAGGATCGCCGCTGGAATCATTTTTTAAGGTCAAGCTAGGCTGTATTGAATGCAGAAGCACCGGCGGAATGCTTAAACCACTTTCGAAAGAAGATGGAAAGAGCGGAGATGGAACTAACCCGGCTTTACTGGTGCTCGATGAGTATCATCAGCATAAGACTACAGAGTTCTACGATTTGGGCATGGGGTCCAATTCGAAGGAACCACTGCTGATGATAATCACCACAGCCGGCGAAGATCTGACTTATCCTTGCTATACAGTCGAATATGACTACTGTAGCAAGATTCTGGATCCCGATGTGGATGTGGAGAACGATGAGTATTTCGTGGACATCTTGGAGCTGGATCCAGATGACTACGATGATATTTCCAAACTGGAAGATAGGCGGCTCTGGCATAAAGCTAATCCGATCAGGATGAGCTATGCTGCCGGTGTTGAGAAAATTGAAGGAGATTATGAAGTAGCAAAAGTACAGACGGATCACATGCCACATTTTCTGACTAAAGAGCTTAATGTCTGGGTACAGATGAAGAAAGATCAGTACATGGATATGGGAAAATGGTCGGAATGTGCCGTGGATGAATGTCCAATCAAGCTGGAAGGCGCTCCGGCTTATTGGGGATTTGATATGTCGGCAAAGATTGATCTAACATCTGTTGCGCTGGTGATTCCATATCAGAGCAAGGATGAAACAGATGATCTAGGAAAGCCTGTAGTGAAATATTGGTGCTTTACTCACTCATTTATACCAAACGAGATTAGTTTGAAGAACCATATCGCTACAGATCATGTGCCTTATGACGTGTGGGTACGTGAAGGATGGTTGACAGTCACAGATACAGACATTGTATCTCAGGCAGCTGTTATGAAATACGTCATTGATTATACGAATGAGCATAAATTGAGCTTACAGGCCTTTTGTTTTGACCCAGCTAACGCTTCTAAACTTGAGATGGACCTCAATATGATGTACGGTGGGTCTGTGAGAGTAGAAGAAGTCTACCAGTCAGCTAAATCTCAAAATGAGAGTACAAAAGGGCTGAGAGATGCAGTTTATGCAGGGAATGTGAGCCACGATAAGAACCCACTGATGAGCTATGCAATGTCAAATGCCATTGTAAAACATCAGGATGGACTTATCAAAATTGACAAAGGATCTACAAGAAAGAGAATTGATCCGGTTGATGCTACGCTGGACGCTTTTAAACTGGCAATGTATCACCGTTTTGATGCCGTTAATTTCTCTGACTATGTCGAGAAATTCCTCGCAGAACAGGAGCAGGCATGAACATTTTTACTAGATTTAAAAACTGGATAACGAAATCAGACGGTTCGACGGCATACACGACTACAGACCAGGCATTCCTGGAGGCCATGGGCATCGACCCAAAGAGTGAATCCATTCAGGAAGTGACATACTTCACCTGCCTTAAGGTCCTCGCTGAGACGATGGGTAAGCTTCCGCTTAAGCTTTATCAGTCTGAGCCGATGGGAGGACGGAGGAGGGCTGAGACCAAAGACGAGGGCCTTACAGCACTGTCTAACAGACCGAATCCGTACATGACACCGGCCACATTCTGGTCGACGGTAGAAGTTATGTGCCAGCACTACGGCAATGCCTACGTTCACATCGACCGTCAGTATGTCAAAAACGGCCGCTACGGTGGAAAGAGCATGACAAGCTACTGGATCATGGACTCCTCGTGTGTGACAGTCCTCATGGACGATGCAGGAATCTTCGGCAATGCAGGAAAGCTCTACTACAGATACTCGAATCCGGACACAGGAAAGCAGTACGTTTTTGATGCAGATGATGTGATGCACTTCAAGACGTGGCTCACCTGGGACGGAATAATCGGGAAATCGGTGCGTGACATCCTTAAGACCACGATAAAGGGCGCGAATGAGGCGCAGGGATATCTCAATAAGCTCTATGAAGGAGGGCTCACCGCTTCAAGCGTGCTTCAGTACACAGGCGAGCTCAACGATGAGATGAGGACAAAGCTTGAAAAGCACTACAACGATGTCCTGACAGGCAAAAAGAACGCCGGCAAGGTCGTTGCGCTGCCTGTAGGCCTCACCCTTTCACCGCTTAACATGAAGCTGACGGATTCACAGTTCTACGAGTTGAAGAAGTACACAGCCCTTCAGATCGCGGCAGCGTTCGGGGTGAAACCGAACCAGATAAACGACTATGAAAAGTCGAGCTATGCAAACTCAGAGAGCCAGCAGCTCGCTTTTTTGGTTGATACGATGCTTTTCAGGATAAACCAGTACGAGCAGGAAATAAACTGGAAGGTCCTGACCGATGAGCAGAGAGCGCAGGGGCTTTTCTTCAAGTTCAATGAGAGAGCGCTCTTAAGGACGAACTTCAATGACCAGATGAACGGCATTGTAAACGCCGTGCAGACTGGTATCTATACACCAAATGAAGGCAGAGCGTTAGTTGACCTTCCAGGCAAGGAAGGCGGCGACGTGCTCATAGTTAATGGTACTTACGTCCCACTTACGGATGTGGGCGCAGCGTACAGAAAGGACGAAGATGGCAACTCTTAAGATTAACGGGGACATTATTCCTTCGGACTATCAGGATATGTACGATTATTTTGAAATCGAGGGGACATCTCCAAGCAAAGTCCAGAAAGCAATTGATGCGTTGGAAAATGGTGAAAAGCTCACAGTTCAGATAAATTCACCCGGCGGTGTCGTGACCGCAGGACAGGAGATTTACACAATGCTCAGGGCACTCAGCGACGTGGAGATTCAGATCACAGGAATTGCTTGCTCAGCCGCTTCCATCATTGCGATGGCAGGTCCGTGCTATATGTCAGAACCGGCGATGATAATGATCCACAACGTGAGCTCACAGGCAGCAGGCGATTATCATGAGATGGAGAAGACCGCCGACACACTGAAGAGAATCAATAAAGCGCTTGCCAATGCCTACGAGGTTAAGACAGGCAAGAGCGAGGACGAAATCCTCAATATGATGGACGAAGAGACATGGCTCACTGCAAAAGATGCCATCGAGAATGGCTTTTCCGATGGCTATATTGAGAAGGCAGATGACAGCGCGATGCTCAATGCCTTTGGAACAGGATTGTCCATCACAAAAGAACAGATCGAAGCATTCCGGAAAAGGGAGTGTGAAGATAAAGCTAGAAAAGAAACACTTTTAAACGACCTGTACAAATACGGAGTCTAACAAGGAGGTAACATGAACAAGAAACTTTTAGAGCTGTTAAACAAGATTAACGGCAAAAAGGCAGAGGTTGCAAACCTCGCAGAGGCAGGAAAGCTCGATGATGCCGAGAAGGCAAAGGCAGAGCTTGTAGACATGCAGAAGCAGTTTGATATCCTCAAGGATGTGGTCGATGCTGAACCGCAGAACACAGTTCCGGTTGAGCCAGTAGCAAAGGTCCATGCAGTTGAGCCAAAGACTGATCCGGTTCACGACTTTGCAGACGCTGCAAGACATTTCTTCGTAAATGCTTCAAAGTCAAACAACGAGGGCGCAGGCGCAGACGGCGGCTACGTTGTCCCAGCCGACATCGTCACACGTATCAACAAGTTCAAAGAGGCTGAGTTCGACCTGACAAAGTTTGTCGATGTCGAGAACGTATCAACAAACTCAGGGCGCAGAACATACCAGACAAGAGCGCAGCTCACTGGATTCTCCAAGGTTTCTGAAGCAGGTGCAATCGCGCAGGTCGATGGACCACAGTTCTCAGTGTTAAGCTACACAATCCAGAAGTATGCTGGATTCTTCCCAGTTACCAACGAGCTCCTCGCTGACTCTGACCAGAACATCACAAGCGTGCTCACACAGTGGATCGCAAGACAGGACGTTGCAACTCGTAACGCCGCAATCCTTGCTATCCTTCAGAGCATCTCAAAGACAGCAATCGCTGATGTCAACGCCATCAAGAAGGCTGTCAATGTAACCCTTGGCTCTAAGTTCGCCGGTTCTGTAGCAATCTACACCAATGACGACGGACTCAACTACCTTGATACACAGTTCGTTGATAAGAACGGCAGAAGCCTTCTTACACCGGACCTTCAGACACCGATGCAGATGGTATTTGCAGCAGGCGCTCAGAAACTCCCTGTACGTGTTATCCCTAACGAGATCCTCGCTACCGATACCACAACAACAAGCGGCTCTTCTATTATCCCTCTCTTTATTGGAGACATGAAGGAAGCTGTTAAGCTTTTTGACCGCCAGAAGGTAACTATCGCAAGCTCAAATCAGGCAGTTGCAGGCAATTTCAACGCTTACGATCAGGATATGACACTCTTCCGTGCCATCGACCGCTTCGACGTTGAGGCTAAGGATTCAGCCGCTATGGTTTACGGCCAGATCACAGTCAAGAACTCATAAAGTGAGGTGATTCCATGGCATTCACTCTTAAAGATGTAAAAGATTATCTGAGGGTTGATGATGACTCGGACGATGACCAGATCAGCGAGATGATGGAAGACGCAAAGGCCTTCGTCATGAATGCCGTGGGAGTTTTTGTCGAGGATGACCCTCAGATGGTTATGCTTGCGAAGGCTTACACGCAGAACCGATACGACCACAGGGCACTGATGCAGTCCGACCAGCAGCAGAAAAAGACGATTGAGTACACGTTCCGCTCGACCATCTTACAGCTTCAGATGAAGTATATGGGGGCTGAGTCATGAGCCTTGTAACTGGCATCGACCCAGGACGGCTGAAGAAGAAAGTAGACATCTACAGGTATAAGGAAGTAGCGGACGAGGATGGGAACGCGACAAACGTCCTTGCCTACTACAAGACCGTACATGCTGAGATAAGGCCGACTCGCGGAGACGAACGCAAAGAATACTTCGCGGTCTACGGCGAGCAGACCTACAAGGTCACGATGCGCTGGTGCGACCTGCGGAGTGATGATGTGATCATCTACAACAGCAAGCGTGGGCGGTTACAGCTTAAGGTAACCGGAACACCGTCTGATGTGTTGGAAGACCACTACATCATCGAAGCTTGGTGTACGTTGTACGAGAACCACGAGGCAAAGGAGGAAGAGGACGATGGCTGATAAATTTCGTGTCGAGATTGAAGGCCTTGAAGACCTCCGCTCCAAGATGGAAAAATGCGCCGAGGACTTTCCGGATCAGGCAAATCTGGCGATGAAACGCTGTGCCGCCGACTGGCGTAAAGACGTGAACGCAAAGATGCCTTCGAGCTACTCGACGGGCAAAAAGCCGATACCGAAAAACTGGAAATCTGAGTACACCCGTAACCAGTACCAGGTGATCGACTCAGTGACCGTCTACAACAAAGCGCCACACTGGCATCTCGTAGAGAACGGTCACCGTAAATTTGACTTCCATGGCCACGATACAGGCGGTTTTGTTCCAGGAAAACACTATGCCACTGATACCAACGACGAGTGGGAGGACAAGTTTCCGGAAGAGATAAACAACCAGCTTGATAAAGTACTAGCGGAGGCAGGATTTTCATGAAGCGAGCGACCAAAAGAGACATTATCCGCCGGATGAATAGGATCCTGAATACGGAATGGCCAAAAATACATACTCTTGCAAAAGCGGAGGACTGCGATAAGGCAGTACCCCCGTATTTTGTTGTTGAAGTTCTTGAAAAACCGGCAAAAAAAGAGCTTAACCTGTGGTTCTACGACTACACGGTCATAGTCACATATAACCCGAAGGTCTTCGACCAGAGGAAGCAGCTCGATATGGCTGACAGGATTGAGGAGCTTGTTGGTATGATTTTTTCGGCCAATGGCCGGAATCTCACCGTCGAAGAATGGGAAAGCGAATTTCTCGACATAAAACTTACACAATGCCGTTTTCGGCTCAGAGAAACAGTGAACGCAGTCAAGGCTGAGGTTGAACCTCTGATGGAAGACCTTGACGCTCAGATAAAAGGAGGCACAAATGAGTAAACTCACAATGCCTGTACTCTCCATTCTCTTTAAGGAGAAAGCAGCCACCCTTATTGCAAGGGGTGAGCGTGGGATTGTCGCTCTTATCACTCACGGAACAAAGGATCCGTACACTGTAAGAAGCATTTCAGACATCCCGGAGGACGAGACAGACGAGAACAAAGGCTTTTTAGAGGACATCCTTAAGGGCTATCAGAATGCACCGAACAAGATTCTGGTGTATGAGATCGCTGGAAAGACTTCTAACGATACCACTACATACGACTATACAGACTCTCTTAAGTGGGGGCAGACAGCCAAGTTCCAGTGGCTCGTTGCTCCGTACTGCGAGGACGACAAGACGACTGAGAGCATCGCT